CGCACTAGCCCCACCAACCGGATTCCAACCCCACTGAAAAATTCTACTGCCGCCACCGGGATACCCATCATTCAAAGTCCCAGACAACGTGTAGCTCACATCAGGTCTAGGTTCACGAACTGCTTGCGGATCATTAACTGGATAAAGGCCGAGAGATAACTGAGGTTGATCTGGGTCCCAACATGTAGGACATACTTTAATGTTGAAGAGCTTGGTCTTGATGACCTCTTTCTTCAATTCTTTGAGTTTATACCGTTGCCCACATCGGTCGCACTCCGCAATTGAATATTTGCCTGATGCAAACTTTGAAGGCATGATTAGTAGAACAGTTGACGGGGGACAAAACGATCCGAAGCTTTATCACGGTCCTCCTGTGAAGCAAGCAACCACTGCTGTTCGTACTCATCCTTGAGCATAGCCACCCGATCTGGGGCAACATCTGTACGTTTCATAGCAATGTAGAACGCCATCCCTGCCACCATACATGGTACTAGACGGAATGGGATGTCTTCTACGTTCACACCGTTACCAGCGTCTTGAAGGCGACGAAGCCTCCAGTATACAAAAGTGTAATTCCCACCGGCATCAGGCGAAGGCCACACGTTGATACAAGGCAGGTTCTGGATGTACACGGATGCACCGACAGCGTGGGTAGTTGCCGTAGTACCGTTTTGCCCACGCCAGCAATTAGTCAGTGTGTTGCCGACGATGTTCGTATAGCTGATCGTTTCCGAATCAATCTTCACGAAACCCGTAGACGGCATATTTTCCGTAGAGGTCAGGTAGATTGTAGTAGCCGTAGACGATACGCTTGGAGTAACCCCACTTGCAGCCACAGTCGTGGTGGATTGCGCGTTCGTCTGTGCAGTCTGACGGTTAACCCAAACTTGGATGGGTCGCCCTTGGGCTAGTTTGTTTGGGATCGTAGAGTACGTGGATTCTGAAATCCGGGTGATGTTGATGTCAGATTGGTTGCTAGATGACCCAGTGTTCTGACGAATAACGTGGTCAAGCAGATCAATCGTATCAGCCGCTAGGGGGTAGATAAGCTGTCCTGTATTAAGAACAATCTGACCCTCTTGGATCGTCCATAGGTTTATGCCTCTATTAGCCCACTCAATAGTTAGTAGGTTCAGAGACCGGCGTGCCGTACGAAACTCATAGCCAGTACGAACTTCAATACCGGCGCGCTCGTACGCTTCCTCAACAAGATCATTGAGGTCAAGATTGAACGTGGATAGACCGGTAGTGTATGCCATTAGCCAGCTTGCCAGTCAGGAGCATTGTAATTAGGGGCGGGAGCGTAAGTATCTCGTTGAGCTATTAGCCTAGCACCTTGTTGGGCAGCTTGCTGTTGTCGTAGTACCTCGGCCTGTTGCGAATTCTGAACCCCCGCAGACTGTATAGCCCGTTGCTGCAACGCTTGCTGTTGATTCCGTACGTAGTTCATATACGGATCTTGCTGGTACTGCTGCGGCGTAAAGTACTGTTGGGGTAGTCTTTGTTGCTGCTGCGGCTGGTCGTACCCACTAAGAATTATTCCGCGTGGGGGTTGTTGCATTTGTTGTGTCTGCGCCGAAGGATAATTTATCGGCATAGTAGTAATTGGGCGCGACATCTGCTGTTGACTAGCCAAATTCGTTGTATTCAACGCATTAGAGAGATTGTATGGCTGTTGTACGTACTGACTTGGAGGCGCAGCCATAGAAAACTGCATCTGCTGTGGTGGCATGTACCGTTGCTGGTATGGCTGAGAGTATTGAGCAGGGGCGGCGGATCGCGGAGGGCCAGCGTTAGCCCCCGGTTGTTGGGACAAGTTTGTACCACCCTTGCCGCCTATCGACGATCCTGATCCCATGCCCATTATCTAAACCTCGCTGTTTTCTTTGCAATCTTCTTGGGCTGAGCTACGAACTGTTTACCTGCTTTCTTGCCTTCACGCTTGGCTTTGGTTGTCGCCGCATATTCTGCGGAGCTAAGACTATCAATCGCCGCACTAGGCAGATACCGCTCTCCAGTTTTGCTAGAGGGCTTACCGCTCTTGGTGCGCCATTTCTGGTCACCCCAGTCTTTAAGGGATTGCTGCGGATCTTTCATTCAAAATCTTTACCGTCTTCTCCCGCTTCTTCACGGGCTAAGTCATCTAACTCTTCGTATGTTCCACAAGTACATGGCCCATCTTCATTTAGCGCACAGTCTTCAGCATGACCTTTAATCACGATAACCTCCACCAGCCGCCTTGTACTTCTTGGCAACAAGCTGTGCTTTACGGGCTGACCATTGACCCGCCCCAGTACCCTGAGTCGCCGCAGACTTTACTTGAGACACGATCCGTTTGCGAAGACTAGGTTTAGTGTAATTGCCAGCAGCATTAACGCCGCCGCCTTCTTTCATATAGCCCATCTTGTTGCGAACGTCTGTAGGCAACTTTGCAAGACCGGGATTTTCGCTAGAGTCAACTTCTTTTAACGCACCGCCAGCAGCCATTTTTTTAGGTTTAATACCTTTCTCTTTCATGGACATAGCGGTAGCGGCTTGTTGTGCCAGACCGCCTTTTTTAGCTCCGGGCATTTTCTTGGGGTTCATGTCCCCCATCCCACGGCTCGGTTTCATCTCAGCACTTCCCACCGCCAGCCATCCTGACCTGTGTACCTTTGGTTTTGCCTTTAGTGGCGCAGCCATCAGCACGGCTGGAAGCCGATCCGCCGCTAGACATCTTCTTGACCGATCCGCCCTTTTTCATGCCCATCGGGGAAGCAGGAGGAGCCATACCGCCGCCCGGAGGCATAGCAGGAGGCATAGGTCGACGCATAGGCGTAGACATAGGCATATCAGCAGAAGCGCCCTTGCCCATAGGCATCATTTTACGTTTCATTTCACCACCTTTTGAAAATTTATGGCCTTTGTCGGCCTGTACGAACTCTCTACCGACAGACTGAGGGATATCAGCCTTCCTAGCAAAAGCTGGGTTGTTAGCCACAGCCTCCATAAAATAATGCTGTTTCTTGCTCTTACTAGGCATGTTTTTCCATCAACCGATCAATCTTAGCTTCAAGGCGGTCAAGCCGATCAAAGATGCGATTGATGTCCGCGTCTAATTGCGTTCTGGTCACGTACTCTTTGGCAATCTCTTCGCGGGTTTTGTTAATCAGCACTTGAAGGCGTTTTACCTCGTCATACATGCTCTTGAGGAAGAAACCAACGACACTGACGCCTACTGAAAGAATTGCGTTCCAAATCGTGTGTTCCATTATAAGTACCTGCCTCTAGTTTTACCGCGCTGGGCACACCCATCAGCTCTAGATGAAGCAGTAACTTTACCGCCTTTTTTCATCCCCATTGCACGAGCAGTAGGCTCATAGTCAGAATCACCCCGAGTATCAACTGATTTATTTATTCTGTCTAACTCATCACTTTCTTCTTTTACGCGACGTTTAGCATCTTTAGAAAGTTCAACTTTGTTACGAGACTTCTCAACAACTTTATCAATAACTGGATTGATGTAACGATCACCAATCTCAGGATGCGATTCATCTAACGATTCGCCAAGACGTTTGCCAGCGTCAAACGCTATTGCAGCCGCCCCGCCGCGAACACCAGTTCGAGAACCTGCGCGTATGCCCATGTCTCGTTGCGAAACATTTCCCAAAGCAGACCCGCGCCTAGCTACCGCTTGAGCAGGTGTTTCATTGCTATTTAACGCCCGCCCCAACCTGCCAAGATCTGCTCGTTGACTTGCTACTCCGTGCTCTAATAAATGAGGAGTGTAATCTTCAGCATTAGTCTGATTTGGAGATCTGTACTCATACCCCGGTTTTGCTGGTCTATTTAAGCGTCCCATTTAACACTTCCACGCCCGGAGGCTCTTGTTAATACGGGAGTCTGGATCGTTGGCGGTTTTGGCGCTAGTGAGCTTCTTCTTCATGCCCGACATCCGCGCACAAAATGACTTTTTCCTTGCCCCACCTTCAGGTTGAGGAGGCTTGAGTCCGGGCTTACCCGGATTGGCAGCGTTGTAAGAAGCACGCCCTTTGGCATTCAGACCCCCTTCGGGGTTCTTACCTTCTTTGCGCGTCCAAGCCGGGGACTTAGATTTGGTAGCCATTCTGCACCAGCAGGATGTTGAAATTGGCAGAAACACTAGACGAAGTTGTTGCGCTTGCCCGAACTTCAAGGTCAGTTTTCTCAGGGAAAACCAACGGATAGTTCAACGGAATTGCAAAAGCACCGCCATTGGCACATCGTCCTTGGAGTGTATTGTCAAAAACTCCACCCAGCGGCCTATTGTACAAACCAATGTTTGTAAACGCATTAGCTGTGGTGCAACCCGTTGCGGCAAGGAAATCAAAAATGTAACCTGTGTAGCCAGCAGGGACGGTATAGA